TTGACGCGACAGAATGATTCGAGCACACTTCTAAAATCCTCTCCTTTATGGCTGCTCATGCTGCCCGGAACATTTTCCCACACAGCAAATCTCGGATATTTACCGCCTGTAGCGGATCGCATTTCTTTGATAATGCGAATTGCCTGAAAGAACAGACTTGACCGCTTGCCGTCGTGTAATCCTTCCTGCTTGCCAGCCACAGATAAATCCTGACAGGGGCTGCCGAAGGTAATCACGTCTACAGGCTCAATGTCCGCGCCGTTTATCTTGCTGACATCTCCCAGATGCTTCATATTCGGAAAGCGCTTATGCGTTACCCGTATCGGGAACGGCTCTATCTCGCTTGCCCACACAGGCTCCCAGCCAAGCATTTGTCCACACAGTTCAAATGACCCAGAGCCAGAAAAAAGGGAGCCAAGTTTCATATTACTCATAAATTTCTTACCCATCTTGTTTTTCTTTCTGTAGGCACAGGATGCCGGGTCTTATTCTCATACCGTTTACCAGACCACTGACCGCCTCCAGCCTCTCCTTCGCATTTAAAATTGCTTGCTTTCAGAGAAGTCCCCGGCTCAGAAGCAAGAATATATGTAATGATTTTCTTGTACCCCATCGCCTTTGCAACTCGGCAACACGCACCGTACAGCATTGAACAAGCATTCTTTGTACCGTCTGTGCAAAGGCGATTGATTTCACACGTAAGCCCGTCATCCAGATACCGATTAACGGGTCTGCCGCACACTGCACAGCCAACCATTATTTCTCCGTCAAAAAGACCTATACAAAACTTGCATCCAACTGTCGGGGAATGATGTCTGTGATGCGTTGCAATAAACTCACAAGCCGTTCTAAATGTTATCGGGCGAATCTCCATCAAGCCCTGACCTCTTTTGTCACGGCGTCTATGTCGTTATAACCGTATGCGTTCAGTCTATTTGACAATGTGCTCCGGCACAGTCCTACCCGCCTTGCCGCCTCAGAGACAGAAACAGACTCACCATCTACCTTGATATGGTGCGTGGTTGACTGGTTCTGATTCTGCTTGTTTTTCTCTGTCCAATAGCAATTATTCGGATCATAATTGCCATCTACGTTGTGCCGCTGAAGTACAAGGCTATCTTTATATCCATTATCTTCTGCCCACAGTTTAAAACCCTCATACTCCATCCATCCGCTGCAAACAGTCACGCCCTTGCCGCCATAATAGCGATACCGGGGACTCTTCGGATTGTTACAGCGATACTTCATGTCGCACCAGATCTGATACAGCCGTTTATTGACATTCTTTACTGCCATTGCTATCCTCACTTCTTCACGGATGAAATCGCCTTAATGACGGTCACAACAACAAACAAAACAACCGCAAGTGCAATGCCGCCCCAAGTGGGAGCAAACACCCACCACCACGACCACTTAATTACGCCCGCCAGGCGAAACGCAATAAACAACAATTGCAACCAGCCTGTCCACGTTACCGTCTTATCACTCAATCCTGTCTTCTGTTCGTTCATGCTCCTGCTCCTTATATGTATTGGGAATCACACGTCTGCCCCATGAAAAACACTTGTTGTAATAGCCGTCCCAAAGTGTCGAAATAACAACGCATCCCTTTGCAGATGATGCGTGAATGAAATTGCCGTTGCCGATGTAAATACCGGCATGATCTGATAAGTCTTCGTCAAAGCGGTTTGTGTTGAAATACACAAGATCTCCGGGCTTTAAATTGCACCACTCCAACAAAATCGAATATGTTTCATCATAGCCCTGCTCGTACGCGCTGCGCTTGAGTTGTATACCGTATGCCTGTTCAAAGCAGTAACAGGTGAATCCTGTGCAATCAAAAGTGTTGTCTCCTGCCGTAGCGTACACATACGGTTTATCCAAATGCGTCATAGCTTCGTCAATTACCGCCCGTGCATCCAGCGGTTCTGCTCTGGCTTTCTGCGCATACATCCCGTATAACAACAGGATAATAACCGCAATAAGAAGGAACCAATGTATTTGGTCATCTTTATGTGTCCTCATCTTCGCCTCCGTTGTCCCGTCGATAACCGTCTATCCACGTATCAAACACACCGTCCACCACACGCCATTCATCACCCTCTTTCACTCGCTTTGGCTTTTGCACCATACGGTAAATATGAAGCGTTTCTCCCTTGGACACAGGCTGTTCCTGATAGTCACGCCTTGCAATTTTGGCAATGACAGTTTCTCCGGATGACAATTCATACAACGTCAGTCTCGGCGTGTACTTCGTGTCAACGTCAAGCACAAAATAGCGGTTTACCATGTTCGGGAACCGCGCTTCAATATATCCAAGGAATTCAACCTGTGCATTAATGACATCATCCGGCGGCAACGCCCGGTCTTCAATCCGTCCCGCAAGTTCAAGATACACGGCGTCCATGTCCTGAACCTGAAACTGCTTCTCTGTTTCTTTTGAATGCTTACGAAAAACATCTGCCGTCTCTGCATCCAGATCGTCCTTTTTGAACATCCTTCGACCGATCCATTGCCCGTCTTTTTTTGAATACAGCCGTTCAAACAAGGTCAACTCATCCATCAGTCCCGCGCTCTGACCGTACATCGCAAAGAAGTTTAGCCGAATCAATATCCTGACCTGACGGCTGTCTAAGGGAGATCGTTGTAAAAACTCAAGAAACGTCATCGGCGGGTCTTCACGCATGGCATACAATGCATCGGCAACATCTGTGCCTATGTATTTAATTGAAGAAAGCCCTTTGTAAATTGCTCTGTTCTTTGCGTCAGGAATGTACTTCGCGCCAGAATACAGGAATTGGATCGGTCTGATTTCAATGCCCCTTTGCCGTGCAAGCTGCGTCCCGGCATTGATGTCTGACTGGTCTTTGCTGTTGTTGAGATATGCAGCAATGAATTCAGCGGGATAGTAATAACGGAGATACGCACAGGTATAGCCGACCATGGAATAGCCGGTACTATGGTTCCTGCCGAACATGTACGACGCGCTATCCTCAATGATTTGCAGGAAAGTCTTTGCCTCCTGTTCGGCGATTGCCCTGGGCTTCTTGGATTTACTGCAATACCCTTCAAAGATTTGTGGTAATGCTGCGTCCAATCTGTCTTTTTGCTTGCGCCCGATTGCCCTTCGAATGTTGTCAGCCTCACTGCCGCTCAAACCGCATATCTCCTGCAAAAACCGTATGACATCCTCCTGAAACACGAGGAAGCCATTGTTCTCTGACAGCATTTCATCAATGATTTCAGACGGGTTTTTATTGTGTTCTCTCGCAATCAACCTGTCTCTGTAACTCTCACCGGAAGGTCGCAACGCTGCATTCAGTAAAGACAGGTCGTTAATGCGTTTCGGTTGAAATCTCTTCAGTGAATCAAAGGCAAAGTCTGACTCAAATTGAAATATCCCCGTCGGGTTTGTGATTAAATCACCCCAAACCTTAGGGTCTTCCCAATCCATCAAATGCGACTTGGGATAAGGTATCCCGGCAAACTCACAAGTATCTGAAATAATTTCAACGTTCTTCAGACCGAGCAAGTCATACTTGACCAGACTGACTTCGTGTACCTCCTCCATATTAATGGATAAAATGCGCTTACCGTCTGCGTGAAACGTGCCGTAGTTATCCGGCAGTGTTACAGGGCTGACGATAATGCCCGCAGGATGCATGGACTGTGAGACCACCGTGTCCACCATGCCATCGAAGTAATAGAAGATATCCGGGTGCGCTTCTCTCGCTGCATCAGGATCGGCGGTATACAACGTCTTCACGGCTTCAATGGTCTTCAAGTCATATGGAGACTCGCCGCTACTGTTATGCCGACGCCACTGATTGTTCAGCCCTCTGCCGATTTCGTCAATTACACCTTTCCCGGCAACAGTACCCAACGACAGGATATAAGCGGTTTTCTCTGTGCCAAATTCACTGATAATGTGGTCATAAACAAGTGCGCGTTTTGTCGGCGGCAAGTCAACGTCAATATCGCCGATTTCTTTTCGGTCTTCATTGGCGAACCGGGAAAACATTGTATGCCATCGTACGGGGTTTACATCAATGATGTCCAGGATGTATGCAACCGTTGAGCCGCCGACGGAACCTCTGCAATAGCTTGTAGGGATGTCGTGCTCCCAACACCATGATATCAGTTCACTCATAAACAGCATGAAACCTATCATGCCGATTTTGCGGAATACCCTCAGTTCTTCATTGATGTTTTGCCAGTATATTGGATTGTCTTCAATGATGCCGGATGCAACCTTTTCAGTATACTTACGCTTCAGAGTCTCAACCAGCACTTCGTCTTCATTCGGATACAAAACCGGGTACTTAAAAGTCGTGTCAAGTTGAAATTCTTCTACGCTTTCAGCCATTCTGACAGTATTGTCCAAAGCATCGCGAATTTGTGTCTCCGACAAGACATTTTGCCGAGAGAAAAGAGCCTCCAGTTCTTCCCGCGACTTATACGTCAGGTCAAATTCGTCTTCTTCGGCAAAAGAAATATCTTTAGCCAACATACGCATTTTGCGACATTCGGCTTTATAGGTGTTCAGCGCGTGTGTATCCGTCCCGGCAATCAACGGCTTATGGAACCGCTCAGATAGTGCCACAAGCCGCCGATTATATTCTTTCTGTGCTTCACTGTTTACGTGGGGTTGGACTTCAAAATAGTCGTACCGCCCACAGAGCCTTTCAATGGTGGTATGGTCGGTAATCTTTGCCAGCGGAGACGCCAGACACGCACTGATGCAGATAACGTTTGGGCTTATACTCAGGAACTCATCAAAAGTCAACCTCGGCTTGTAGTAAAAGTGGGACTCTGTTGTGGAGAGGTCTACAAGCCGATTGATTTCTTTGACACCCTCATAGTTTTTTGCCAACAGGATGGTATGGTAATTGTCGCGCACCAATGTGTCCAACGACTCTGTCAGATAGCACTCAATGCCGTGAATGTACTTCAACCCGTAGGACTCACAGCACATCTTTTTCTCAATCCAATTGTAGATGTTCCCGTGCTCGGTAAACGCAATTGCTGTTTGCCCAAGTAACGCAGCATATTCTATATAGTCTTCATACCCAGTACAACTATCTCCGATGGAGCGATCCGTGTGCAAATGATAACAGACGTAATTATCCATTGCTTCACCCCGCTATGCCGCTGCAGCGTGGATAATGCGAACAAATCTTCTTGCAGAAGAAATCTTTCATGGGAGACTTGCTCTTAGGCCAACGGTAATATAAGCTCGGATCGATGGACTCAATCTTATGCATAGTTTCAATCACCCATTGTTCCAGCCGCCCCGACAATGCTTCGTTATAGTCAACATACACAAAGCCTGGTTCAGGATCTCCAATCACGTCACACCCGCACCGTTCTACAATCTTCTTACCGTCCGTATAGTACTTCAGCATATTGAACCGCAGGACAATCTTCTTGTTCTTTTCTTTTGCCGTTTGCTCCAACGCCTTGGCATACACAGCAAGTTGCATGGAGTGCGCTTCAAGATCTGATTTGCTGTATTTGGAAGAAGTCTTAAAGTCTTCTATAATAATTGTGTCCGCCGTTTCGAACCAGCAGTCAATAAAGCCATGAAACGGATAGCCGCCGATAGTCACATCAAATGTCTCTTCAATATGCGGTTCACTTGTATAATAAGAAGGATCAAAGTGTTCAATGAAGTGCAGGATGTCTTCTCTGTATCCATCTTTGCTTTTATCAGACGCCCATTCAAAACCTAAGACCTCAACATCATCTAACGCGTCCAGAAAACGCTGCTTGGCATCGTCTCTGTTGACCGTCCCAGAGACCAGACCCTCAACGACTTCATGCACAATCGTGCCCATATAAGAATACACATTGTCGCCGCCGCGATCCCCATCAACATACGCATACCAGAAAGCCCTGGGGCAAGTGTGGAATGTGTCAAGCCGGGAATAGGACAGCTTATCCAACGGAATCACCCACTTTCACTATTTCTTCTTTCAGAATCCTCTCCAGTTCTTCCTGCCCCATGTCCGTTAGAGACGCCTTTTCAGGAATTCCCGCAGAGGGTTCCCATATATATAGTTTGCTATATTGTCGTTTTGCAACGGGAAGAAGGTTTTCGACATTCTCCTCAATAACCCGCTTGTCCAAGCCCTGATCCAACGCCAGCACAATGTTTCTGGGTGTCAGAGACGCAATTAGCGCACACTGTGTCTCTGACAAATGATTGGAGCCAATGCCGACAAAATCTCTTCTGCCATAACTGAACGCTTGCATTACGCTTTTCTCTGACTCGCAAATGATAACGGTCTGATTCTTCAGCGCGTCTCTATTGTGGGACAGCCCGTACAGAGTCTCACTGGCAGCGCACGGAAGCAGATACAGGTATTTTGCGTCCGTAGAAGTAACCGGAAAGTTCGCACGCCCCTTTGCTCCAATCAGTTCTCCGGCAGGACTGTATATGGGAATGACAATCCTGTTGGATTCAAAATCGTACCGGATGTCAAACTCCATTTGCGCTGACAGTGAAATATGATCCTTCAGAAACATCATAGAAAATGCCCTTGGATATGCATCCAACTCTGCGCATTGTCGGGTTTTTAGTTCTTTTTTAATGTGCGTATTATCCACTTGCACAGGCATCTGCGTGTCAATCTCACCTATATCCGCAATGGCAATTGCCCGTCTCACCACATCGCCGTTTGAAACGCCCTTGACTGACGCTATCATTGCAAACAGATCGTGGGATTCAGATGTGACGTAATCGATGCAAGACAGAGAATCGTTCAACCGGATGCTGATTGCGGTAGGATTGCCATCTCTGTTTCTGGCGCACCGAAACTCATTGCCGCGATATGCAATATGGGCGAAACCATATTCTTCTAATAACTGCCGGATGCGCTCAGGCTCCCTTGCCAATGCCCGTTTAACCTCTGCAATCATTCCCTGCTCCCGTGAATGTTCCCATGTTTCGGTCGGCAAAGATACGACTCAGAGAATGTACAGTATTGACCGCGAAACTTCAGCAAATATGCCACACCGTCACCGATGCTGTCCTGCCCGTTACGGTTCTTGTCCACAAACAGCATACGCCACGTTGCCGTCCGGTCTACCTCATACTCCCGCTCTATCATTCTGCCGTTCTCATCCGTTTCTCTGCGGAAGGGGTGTATATAGTACTTGCTCTTCGGGTCAATCTCTTCGGCATACACAGACCGCATGAGCAGCAGAGTCTCGCAAACCTCTTTGACTGCCTTGCTCATGGACAGTGTGGAGGCGTCCAACCACAATTTTCCCAGAGACGCCAAGGCCAACTGCATTGACGCCAATACAATGATGTTATACCGCTTTGCGAGTTGATCTAACGTACGGGAATCCTTGATTAGTCTCACATACTCTTTGTCGTCAGCCGTTGTGTCCGAGAAGTCACACTTCAATGTGTCATACAATACGGTTGTAAAGCCGTATCGAAGAACGTTCTCCCTCACTTTCTTTTTCAGCAATCCCATGTTTGCATCCGGGATAGCAATGAACTTTATCTTTTCATGTAGCCCGTTTGCGTGCCAGTATTCCTGAACTTGGCGAATCATCCGGCGGTCATCCAAGGTCAATTGCCCGTTCTGAAGCCGAGACCGCGTAATAGCTGAATAATTGTATTTTTTCTTCAGTAACCACACAATCAGTGCAATCTTGAACACCTTGCACTTTTGTTCGTTCGAAACAATCAGCACCTTTTGTCCGCGATGGATAAGCCCCAACAGAATCGTGATCCAGATGGACGTTTTGCCCACAGAAGAAAAGCCGCCAAGCACGTTAAACGTGCCCGGCATATAGCCGTTCATCTGTGCAGACAGGAAGGATAGACAATTGATTGGATTGCCGTTGATGTCTTCGTCAAAAACATCAAAAGGAACACCATTTTCTTCTCCTCGCTCACAGGATTCTATGAATGCATCGTCGAAATCAATCATCTCTTCTTCAAGTACCTGTCTGGAATACCCATCGCCCATCATGGACAAACGGGATTCGTACCAATCCAGTACAGATTCTGCATCCTGCATCTCCCTGAACATCAGCAGCGGGACAACCTTCTTGCCTTTGATAAGAACAGAGCGTGTCATGTCGAAGCCGTTCTTATATAACTCAAAAATTGTATTTTCCCGCTCCAGAAGATTCAGATAAGATGGAAAATTGTCAAGGATCGCGAAGTCAACCATTGCCTTAATGCGAGGCCACCCGCCACGTTCATTCAGGCCGTCCTGTATGGTCTGCCCCGTGCCGGAATAACAGTCCACTTCGCTAACCACCGTCAGTCCGCGCTTTCGCAGTTGCCTGAAAAGCGCAAAATAAAAGCTGCCGTCCTGCGTAACGAAGTTCGTGACCGATAAATTGTGTTCTTCCAGAAGCAAAAGGTCTTTGGCAATGCATCCGATCACATTCATCTCGATGCCGTAGCGATCTGTGAACAGTGAGGATGGAAATGCGTCAATGCCAGCAACAAATACGCTCATATTTCTCCATCCTCTCCTATAAATTGTCGCTCGATTTCATCAATGGTTGGTCTTCTGGGCTTTTCAACGTAGTTCGTTGGGTGCATTTCAAACCCGCTTTGTAAAATAATCTCTTCCTGAGGGGCATCACGCCCAAGATTGTTTCTCAGCACGGCAACAAAGTACTTTGCCTTGCCGTATTCATTGCCGAACGACTTGCTCATTGTCTTTTTCAGATAAGATTTGTTGTTTCGCAAGTAGTCAAGCACGTCTTCAAGCGATGCGTCCTTTAGAAACCCGCTCAGAATCATATTAAAAGCACTGGTTTTTGTCGCTTCATAGCCGTAAATTTCATTAATACAATCGGCAATGCCCTTTTTCAACTCTCTATTCCTGCAAATGCCGATGTAATCAGACTCTGAGCAATAATATGTATTGCGTCCGTTGATTCGGACGCAATACGCCGTACTCTGCTCAATTTTTTTACCGTGACATTTGCACGTTACAAGCATTACAGATTCAACACCGCCATAATCGTCTTAAAGGTGTCTACGTCAATATCCTTATCCAGTGTCTTTTTGCCAACGCCCATCAAAATCGTCTTAATCTCTTTCTTTGTGGCAACATCTGCGTCACGGAATGCGGGTTTGATGAGCGTAATTGCGGCGTCCTTATCAAATGCCTCTGTACTTTCTTCTTCAGTGTCATCGGCCAGGAACGGATCGTCCTCTTCTTCAGGTTTTACGGCCTCAGGAGCCTCTTCGGAAGCACCCTGAGGGGCAATCGGCTCAGATTCTACAGAAGAATCACCCTCAAGCCCATAAATAATGGGTTTTTCTTCTGCCGGAACGACATTTTCAGTGGGTTTTGACCCTGTATGATGCGCTGCCCTGATGGCATCCTTCAATGCCTTAATAAAGGCGTCGCAGTCCATCGGAATCTCGCTGACAATGTCGGCAAAACGGCTCTTGGAATCTACTGTATAGTTATCATCCCGGAAAACAATCTTCCTGCGCTCTTCTTTGACACGATTGACGGTAATTTCTTTGCGGGTGACGATGTTTTTACGCCCCGTTCCCTCCGCTTCAATGCGACGGTCAATACAAGCCACGCCAACCACCGCAATTTTCGTTCTGAAAGCGTTGAAATACCGCGCCATCATGTTAGTTGTGATGGACGTATAAGTGGAATTGGTTACAGGATCAAGAATTTCACGGTTTTTGACGTGTCCGGTGTACCACACGCTAACACCAACGCTCTGAAGCTCCCATACACGGTCGAGCAACAACTTAATCACCATATCCTCGCCCCGACCAAAGCCACCATAAGCTCCGTTGATAGTTTTTGCCGCCTTGAAGTCCTTGCTGCCAACATTTTCGTTGTTGTAACGGCGAATGACTTCAGGTTCGGTAATTTCAAAGAGTTGGTCAAGTGTGTCTACCACAACAACGCGCAAATTCGGGTAGTCTTTAGCTTTATTGGCGATGATATCCTTTGTAACAAGGTCAAATTTCTTCCAGTCTTCAATGTCTTCATACACTGCGCCGTTAATGCAGTCAACGCCGCGCTCTTTGCCAACGTTGAAGATCATGTACCCGTCATCGCCGAACTCTTTGCTGCAAACATTAACCATCATTGTGGTCTTGCCGATGCCAGACTCGCCCAACAGACAAATGGAGTAGTCGCTCAGCGCATCACTAATTACCTTTTTCTTGCCGTAAGCCATATTCTATACCTCAAATCTCGTCCAATTCGTCTTCATCATTCGGAAGCATCATATTCTCGTCTGTATATACAGTCGGCTTCGCGCCGGACATCCATCCACGGGCAAAACCCTTGACGCGATATTCCTGTACACGCTCACCATACACCACATTGCCCCGATCGCGCTGGATATCCTGCATTGTCGTAACACCCAAGGCCAGAAGCGTAAGCTCATTCTCAGTCAGCATATTTTCAGTCAACGGAATCACTTCTGCACCATCAATCATGTCCACTTTGACACCCAATTCTTTATAAGCAACACCATCTGTGGGCTTTACCATGAAATTGTCCAGAAGCACCTGCCGCAGCCGTGAATCTTTATCGTCATTATCGCTTGCCTGATCCAAAGTCAACTTAACAGGGCACGCAATCCGCTTTTTGCGGCTTGAATCATAGCAGAATGTGTATGTATTGATGCGGTACTTGTGACTCTCTGCCACATCACCGTCATCAATTGCGGATGCATTATAAACAACGTCAAACGTGCCCTCAGACTTAAACGGCGTTGAATCGGGAACCATGAGAATCCTGTGGGGAACATACCGTGTTATAAATCTGCCGTTATATTCACTCATTTCAATGTTGCCACGGATCTGGAATCGCATATTCTGCACGGATTCATCCTGGAGCATCTTCTGAACGCATTCTACAAAGTCCCACTCTGTAATAAACGTCTTGCGCTTGCCGTTCAGAGCGGCAATCTGTGCTCTTGCGGTCTGCTCGTCATGCACCCCGGCCTCATCCATCATCTCATCGGTAACCGTACCGTCATCAAATGCGCGAATCAGTCTTTCAAGCTTTCTGCGCAACACTGCGTCACCAAGATCGACGATGTATTTGCGGAAGTCAGCGACCTTTTCAATTTCGGTGTCACTGAAGCGTTTATTCCACGGAATCGAGAGACGCTCAGAGCGACCGTCGGCTCCCCTCGCATTGCCAAACGTCATAACCTTATTCTTCCATGCGTCTGCCCAACAGCCGCCGCGAATCTCAAGCATATGACGGTTCGAACCGCAAACCGCATTGAACCGCAGCGTGCGATTCGTCCAGCCGGAATCAAAGGTTCTTTCCTCGTACGGAGTGAATCTCTCACTGGCCTTGCAGGGCTTGATTGTCCCCACCCAATCGAACGTGTTATTCGCCATAATCTTCTTCTACCTCATCTTCGTCTTTAAAATCTTCATCGTCATCAATAATCTCATAGGGAATGTCCGTCAGCATAGACCGAATGGATTCAATCACGTCCCGGAACTCCTCTTCAATCGCATTAGATGCCGCGCGGGTCTTTTCGATGCTTCTTATCATATGCGCTCCTATTCGTCCTTGCACTCATAGCAGGATTCGCAGTAATTGCGATTGTCCACCGTGTGGATGTAGGCCGAAAAAATAGGCTTGCCACAGCCGTCACAAATCACGGTGTCTATGTAGTCTGCGCCACAGCAGGGAGAGACCGCTTCATAGCCGAACTCGGTGTGAATCGTCTTCGGCACGTCGAAGTCTCTCCCGCAGTCCAAACAGGTGAACATCAGCGCAAGAATCTGTCCAAGAACTCAGCCAGGGACGTGCCGGACTGACTGTAATAATAGCCATAGTCCTTGATGTAGGCATCCCGAAGCGCATTGGCCTTTTCGTAGGCAGCATGGACTTCATCAAGACGCGCTTCTTTCTGTTCCTGCTTCTTCTTCTCTTCTGCCTCGCGGTTTTCCTTTACACGCCGCGCATTGCAGAACTCAAAGTGCTTAGCAAAACTGTCAACGTCGGCAAACCACTTGCCACAAATCGGGCAATTGTAACCCTCGTTCCCGTTTTTCACCTGTTCCATTCTTCCTCCATCTCCTTCCAATACATCCCGCGTACAAAAAACTTGAACCACGCAAACGCCTCAGGAACAGAGCAGAAATGCTCCGTGTCTCCGCAAAGGATCTCAAAATCCTTCAGGTCATAGTTCATGTCTTTGTCGTTGTCTTTCATCCAGTCTTTAAACTGATTCAGCAAGTCAATATAATATGTAGTTTTCTTTTTAAAAAACTGACCCGTTGCAGTCTCCACAAACAGCGCATATCGATCTGCCCTCGGCTTGTAAATCAACTCAAGGTCACAGCCGATGCCGTCCTGCGCAGGAATCGAAAAAAGAACCCGTTCTTCATCATCTGCTTCTTCTGAAACGTCGCTCGACTCTTCTGTCTCATTACTATGCGAGACGATGTAATCATACAGTTCATCCAGATTGGTCAGAGAAATCTTTTTCCCGTTATCCTCAATGGCATCCTTGCCCTTCCTGCCCCAGTCCAACTCGTAGATGTAATAGTCAATGTCGGTATCAAAAATAAGCATCTTGTTCGTGTTCAGTCCCATTGCACTCTCAACACACTTAATCGCTGCCGTAATCGCATCTCCCGTCAGTGAATTCTCCACTGAGACGCCGCACTTGTACAGCGCATCCATCAATTCGTCCTCGCGCTCTGAGATTGTCTTAATGTCAGCCATTCTGGCCTTGAAATCTGCTCTACTTAGCATTTGCGCTCTCCTCATACGTCGCGAAATAAAACTCTGTATGCGAACCTACGTCAAACCAGATCCCGTCGCTCTGATACATTGTCCGATTATACGGAATTTTGTACTTAGGATTTCGAGTCGCAATGTCGGCTTTCATTCTTGCCATCAAATCGTCTTCCCGTATCCCTTCGGCGACCACAACCCGCTCACCGTTCGATCTGTCAAAATACAGTTTCAGACGCATCCTCCTTTCCTGTGTATCCGGGCATCCCGTCAAACAGCCGATTCAGTTTTCGGAATACAATCGGATGAAAATCCTCAATGTAATTCAGGTACAGGCTCAAATTGTACAGCCTGTCTTTCAGTGCCTCATACTCCGAAGAGGGAAGCGTTACAGAAGAAATCTGCTCAGGCATTTTCTCACCTCCTTGCTATTTGATGACTTCTAAAAACCCAAAAGAAATAGCGGATCTTTTTCAGACCGCCGTAGGAAGAAGCCCTTGTTTTACTGTACTTCGGATTATATCACATCCGACGTGTCTTGTCAATAGTTTGCTTTTAATTCGTCAATTATTTTTTGCCGTAAATCTGAACCTCGCCAGGCTCCATAGGATCGCCATAGTAGAAGCGTACAGAATCTTTCCTTGCAAGCGCATCCGTGTATTCGTTCCGCATCCATTCATAATCATTTTTTGCGACAACAATACACGGTGCACTTCTGGCCTTAAAGTCATCCTTGGAATATGGAGAATTGCCGTTATACCGCCATTCATCTCGCGGTTCTAACACGCACATGTCAAACGGGAACACGATGTCTTGTACCCCCGAAACGAACTCATCATAAACCACTCCAGCGTTATGTTCATACGGGGCATCATCCCAATCGTCTCCGTACCAGTCTTCCAGATCATCCTTGCCAAGATAGAATCGAACAAGATTACCCCTCTTTTCAAAGTCAATGATTTTCATATGCTTCACCCCACTGTCATCAAAATCTTGTAGTCTTTTGCTTCGTCATATGTCAGTTCCGCAGCGTCTATTGCTTCTGAAATGCAATTGCAAACATATTCAGGACTGCCGGTGTTGACAAAAGAAATATAGGCATATTTCTTCTTCTCAGAGTCAGGAAGCCCCGCGTAATAATCGCCGTTATAAACATACGGCGATTCAGCCGGATCGCCTGAGAGGGCGCGTTCGTTGTAATCATCAACGTGGATGTACCCTCGCGTAGGCTGAGATGACGCCGCCCAATGAACATCCGAAAGCGACGCGATGTATCCCGCTGAATAACGGGTGCTGTTCTCACCAAAGCCTTGCACGGAGGCAACCTTCAAAACATCATCTGCCATCTGAGAAACATTCAGCGGCGTGTCAAATACATCTGACATATCACAGATGAAAGACTGGCTCCTGGAGAAAAGCGGCTTACACTTATACTCGCCGTCAATTTTATAAAACGCACCCGCAAACGCATACTTAGGAGAATCCTTGTCTCCAACGTTTTTCACCAGATAAAAATCATAATACGTACTCATGCGTTTTCACCTCCGTCCATTTTCGCTCCGCAGCGCGGGCAATAGTTGTAAACTATCGGAACGGTACCATCACAGAGACTGCAGCGTGACCATTCTCCCCACCTCTTCGGTTTTATGATGCGCCCATGCCGCACAGGCTCCGCTTCGATAGTCGGTGCAGAGTTAATATCCTCTATGCTCACGTATAGACGGCAAAGACTATTAGTCGTAGTTGTAGTCGTAGTTGATGGCACAATATAACTTACCTTCAATGCGTCCGCGTCAATCAAGCGCACAATCATCCCTCCTTCGGCAGTTCCGGCAGTTCCATCCAGTGGGTCACATTCACCCTGCATTTACCATCAATATACCAATGCCCGTCAACATGCCAGCCTATTTCTACGCCTTTTCCGTGGGCAACATCGCCGATTATCCTAATGTGCTTCCATGATGCAAACACAATCACATCCTTACACTCATCCGGCAGCCCGTCCTTGACACTGATCCATTCGCCCATACTATCCCTCCTTCGGCTCAATCCCCAGCTTCTTCGCAATGTCGGCGGGGATGGGCTGTTCAAGCCCGCGATGGCACATCGTTTGTTCCATCGGCAATGCGCCCACGCTTTTCAGCCACTCAAACCATGTAGGATATACAGGCTCTGGATGTTCCTTTGCCCACGCCACAACAGCGTTCTCAATAGCCTCCGCATTTTCCGCATTTTCCCACGCATAAGTGTCGCAGATGTCACTGATCACGCAGTTGTCGCAGAGGTTGTTGCTCTCCTCCCAGTGCTGGTTGCAGAGGCGTCCCCATTGCCGCATAACTTCGGTAAATTCAGCCATCTTGTGCCTCCTGTTCATCATCCTGATGAAACTCCCATATCAATTCTTTCAGATACTCAGCCTTAAGGATGTTACCGTTGTTTTCTTCTTCTCGCATCTTCCTGCATAGCCACTCCACCGGGATAGCGTCCACGGCAGGGATTTTCTCAAGTCGCTTCAATATGTCAAAGTAATCTCCATCACTTGACGCCAAAGCGCGTACCGCCGCCACCCACGAAATTAGGTCATCCATCCTACTTCACCATCCCTCACGTATTATCCATCCTACCGCCAATATCGCAGCAGGGATTTCAAACCTCCACATTTCATTTGATGGCCATTCTTCCGGGTGTTTGCGTTGTATTAACCATCCCGCTAAGCCAATCGTGATAAACGATATTATCAGTTTAATCGCTCCCACGGTATCGCCTCCCTCTGTTCGTCTGTCGGACGGGATGTCCAGCAGCGCCACGTCTCGCCGTAATCCTCGATGAAATACCACCACTCGTAATTATCTACATCAATGGCCCACGGCTTCTGCGCGAGAAATATACAACTTTTTGAACCGTTTGCATATTCGCCAGTGCCAAACATCGTCGCCGGAAACAACCGAACAGTTATTCCGTCATCGGCGTCTTCAATCCAGAAAATGCGTTCGCTCTTGACTTCTTGCAGTGTCATCACCCTCGGCTGCTGCGCTTTCAGCAGGGCGATGGCATGGAGCACAATCCATTGCGGCACGAGAGTGTTGTTCTCGTCTACATTGGAATACTTATAGGACATTTCAAGCCCATTTATAACTTCCTTCACATCAGCACCCACCGCGCACACACAAATCCCTCCAGACAACGTTCACACCGGACTTAATCAGTTTCTTCAATCTATTATCATTAATGTGCTGCTTCATGCTAACATACGCACCTTCAATGTCTCCGTCCAACGCCCGTTCCTTCAACATCACAAACTGATTTGGTGTCAGTTCCTTGCCTGAAGACCCCAGTTTCCTCAGGAACACCCTTGCGCGAGTATAAGCTTCACATCCGTACATCTTCTTCTTTGCTTTGAGTTCCATAATTCTCCTCCTGCCATTTGTCGGCCTTGTGTGACGCATCCATCAGAGCATAAGCAAACACATATACCGCGATTACTATCGCCGCAATTAGCCATTTCATATGTAATTCTCCTCGATAATCAAAAGGAAAACGCGCATCGCTGCGCGTTTCCGTCAATCCTTAGAAAGCAATTCAGGATAAAATTTTTTTCGATAAGCTCTGTAACGGGTCATGTAGTCGAATAGCGCCCAATCACTGGGATAGTCTCTGTCAAACATCTCAATAATTTTTTGCTTGTCTTCCTCCTTTAATGCTCTGTTTCTATTGTAGTTCGGGAACGCAAATTCCCCTCGCAATTCGGCTTGGCACGCTCTGGAAAAAAGGCCGGATTCATAGATGATACCATATGAGAATCCTATTCCCCTATACATTCCCACGGCTGAGTTCAGCCTGGAAAGCGTAGTCATTAACACCGCATCTGTAATCTTCTGGGAATTCCGAGTCCGCAGCAAATGCGTTACAAAGGGACTGTCGTAGGAATAGATGTGCATATTTGCGCAGTGGAACAAGTGCCGAATCGCGTCTTCCGGGCACTGCCTGTAGACCCCCTCTTCTCTATCATACACTACACCCTCTTCAAAGTGAACGTCTGTCTTCAGGATCTCAGGAGCCGAGTGCCGCTTCACTCCAATCCACGCAAGGCACAGAATCGCTAATGGCAGAGTATAACGGGAATCATCGATGCCGCCGTAGCGCATTCGCCTGAAGAATTCCCGGTCAAATTCCGCATAAGATCCAAAGTGCTGTTCCAGATCGTTTATAACTTGTCTCACGTTTTTCATCACCCCAACTTACAATATAACATTATTAGGATTAAATTGCAAGTTGGATTTTTACCGCGCAGACGAGTCTTGACGTAGATTCCATCGACAATGAACCGAGGCGATAAACAATCTGTGTCTTGTTGATTGTCCGCATCTGTTCGGCGAGTACTGTGGATTCCATTGCGAGACCGCCGTCTCCACGACTTAACTTTACGTGCGTCGGCATCCTTGCACGCTTCTGTTTGCTTGTGATCGGAGCGACCGTTACCGTCGGGCTGTACAGATTCCCCTTGTCGTTCTGGAGAACCACGGCGGGTCGCATCCCACCCTGTACTGATCCGTTCGGACTTCCGAAATCCACCATGTACACGTCACCGCGCTTGACATCCACCTCCATATACAATGAGAACACCTCCTTTAAGATGCTCTCATTGTAATATATCTGAAATACTTTTGCAATAGTTAGTTTTTAATTCAGTTGTTTATTTTGTGTTATTTATCGGATGAGATACGGATTCAGACGGCTGTCGTCCCTGCGGAGGCGAAGATTGTACTTGTCAACCATGATCTTTGCCGTTTGTTTAGCTCCCCTTCCGACTACACTGTGCGCGTCCATCAGCAATTGCCGGGGCGTTGTTTTGGAAAGCACCCTGGCAAGCCGATTCCATTCGGCATCACCCATCTGCTTTCCGTACACATCCATAATCTTCTTTATGCCGCCCACAATCTCACGATGTGTTGCAGATTCCCTGCCGTCCCACGCACCCAGCAACACCGCCAACAGAGTTACCAGACCATTCCTGCCGTGCTTGGCGTAGATATCCTGCAACTCTTGCACGCAGTGAAAAGTCTTGCTGCCGCTCTTGCTCTTATCAACGTTGATAGTATAACCGTGCGCATTGCAAATGCGGTTGATGTCATAAACCTCAGGTGACTTCCTCCCCGCTTTCATCGCTGCACTCCAGCGATCTGCCGCAGACACCATCTGTTCATTCTTATGCTGCTCCGCAAACAGCCGCGCTTCGTCCTGATAGGTCAGGCCGAAATGCACCTGGGCGAGAACGTATTCATCCTTCCGCATCTTATGTACTTCAAGGCGATGCTGTCCATCAAAGCAATAGTACTTGCCGTTGCGCTGAGACAGTTCAATGGGGCGGTCACGGTTCTCATCGTAGGTTTCATAAATCGCCTTGACCTTAGACGGATTCAGTTTCCGCTGGTATTCATCCATCAGAATATCCGTAACACGAACAGGCATTACCTTCGACGGGTTCTTTGCAGCATAAGTAAACATTTACGCACTCTCCTTCATATGGTTGTCGCTAATG